CTATCCACGGAAAACCCTTTCTGCGTTTGGTCCCTGCCCAAGCGTTTGGCTGACCTGCGCTACCCTGAAGGCAAAGCTGTCCGGCAGCGCACCAAAGTCGGCGACCTGCTCCACAGCCGTGTAGGTGAATGAGGAGGTGAAACAGTCCACCGCTCGCAGCGGAATGCCGGCCTGCAGTATGGTCAGCGCATACCGCTCTGGAGCCTCGACAAACGGCGTTTCCACACTGCCCCAGCTATCGCCATCGGCCCGGCTGCGCCGTGTCCACGACAGCTGCACATCGCCATTTGCCTCCCGCTCTGCCCGCAAATGCACCGGGCTCAACGGCTGTGCCACGGCCGTATCGGTAACGACCGTTACCGCAGTGCCGGTCAGATCGGTGGCACCGGCATAGATGCGGAACTGCCGTTCCTCGCCGAGCCATTGCGGCTCCACCGGCAGCGTCACGGCGCGCTTGTCGAGTACCATGAGGCGGCTTCCCGCCGCTGCTGCACCGGCATAGGTGCCATCCAGCCCGCGCAGCAAATTGCGCAACCGGTAGGTGCCTGTTCCGATCATCTCGACTTCAGCAAAGCCGATGTTCTCCCAAAGCCCGCCGCCTGTCTCCACAGCCAAGCGATTACTCCCGGCAAGAACGGCGTCTTCCGCTGCAGAAGATAAGTGACCATTGAAGAGCACCACCTCTAGCGATTGACTACGGTCCCACACCGCCACCGCACCTGGCGCAAGTGCGTTGGCACTCAACCCCAGCCGCGCCCGTCCGCCAATCGTCGCTACCACCGCTCCGGTTGCTGCTTCCGTGACTTGCACGCTGCCCGGCCACGGGTCGGCAAAGGCGCCAACCAGCAGCCGCGTCCGCGCCGGATCGCTGGGCAGCGCCGGCACATGCGCAATTGTTACCACTGGCATCGAACGAACCGTAACGCCTCTTGCGGGGCTGGGCGGCCGATCCACCTCGGTCGCCACTGCTGTCCCAACAGCCAACGTTTTCGCCATTATCTTGCGCGTCAGTCCATCCCGGATTTCCATGATCTCGAACGGCCCTTCGCTCAGGCCCGCAATTTCGATCAGGTCGCCGGGTTCCAGACCAATCGCCGACGGCGGCAGTTCGAACTCCAGCGTTTCGCGCCTCGCGCTCCGCGCGTCCAACATTCGTTCCGCAGCCAGCCGCGCCCCTGCCCCATCCAGCACCAGCGCCGTCGCCTCACCTGCCACTGGCCCATCGCTAAGGTTGAGAGCCGTTACGCTCGCGGTTAGATAATCCCGCTCCCGATCGAGATAACTCAGTACCAGCCGCCCGGGCGCCTCCGCCGGATCACCCCGCCGCCGTGATAATACCGGACCTTCACTGGCCACCAGGTCATCAGGATCGATCGTCACCGCTTCACCTCGCCGCGGGCTCGCCAATGCCAGGCCACCGGCCCGGCTGCGCAGGCTCAAGCCCGTCACCTCCAGCAACGGCTCAAGTGCCTCGCGCGCCGTGGTTGCACCGCCCAGCACATAGCCGCCGACAAAAGGCATCGCCGCCTCGGCCGTGAGCTCAACGCCGTGATCGCGCGCCACCGCGACCGCCAGTTCATCGCTGCTGACACCACCGAGGCGCCCCGTCAGCCAGTGCCCGGAGCGATGGTTCGCACCATCCGCCCAAACATCATCCTGTGCCGGAAAAGCCGGATAGGGCCTCGCGTCCCACGTCCAGTGGTAGATACGCCTCACATCAACCATCCCTACAGGATTGTTCGCCGAATCGCGCCACCAGCGCTGCTGCGCCCGCAGTGCCTGCCGCTGGATCAGCGGATCGGGCGTGCCGTTCGAAAAATACGGCCGCCCGCTTTCCGCGCTCTTGGGATCGCCAAAGATGTTGGGCTGGTTGGCCCCCTTGTCGACCGCCGCACAGCCTAGTTCCGTGAACCAGATCGGCTTGCTTCCCGGCACCCAAGCCGTCGGACTGGCCGAACGCACCCCCGCTGGCCGGTTATGATGAAACTGGCTCCACCAATTGCGGATGTCCTTGAACCGATACACCCAAGGCTCCCCATGCCCACCATCGGTGATGGGCGTGCGCACCTGAGCAATCCGGTCCGCATCGCTGGCATAGAACCAGTCAAACCCTTCCCCGCCCGCCACGTTGCCCGCGAGATAATCCAGCGCGTACCCGCTGGCCCACCCCAATGCATCCAAATGCCCGCAGCCATCCCGCCAATCGGCCAGGGGCATGTAATTATCAATACCCACCGCATCGATGTGCGGCGAGGCCCAGAGTGGATCGAGGTGAAAGAACTTTTCGCCCGGCGGCTGATAGCCCGAATACTCGCTCCAATCGGCCGCATAAGTCAGCTTGGTCGCCGGACCAACAACCTCCCTTACATCGGCCGCCAATGCCACGAGCGCTTGGACAAACGGAAAGTTATTCCCCACGCCCCGCACAGTCGTCAGTCCGCGCATTTCCGAGCCGATGACCAACGCATCGATGCCCCCTGCCGCCACCGAAAGCGCCGCATAGTGCAGCGCCATCTCGCGAAAACGCCCGGCAAAACTCGCCACCTGCTGGGCCGACGCGCTCGTCCCATCCGGCGAACCCGCCTGCCCCGCCGCCGGATGACAGCTGATCCGCCCCCGCCAGGCATAACTCGCCTGCTCTGCGCCTCCATAAGGGTCCGGCAAGCCGTTTCCCGCCGGCACATCCATCATGATCATCGGATAAAGCGTCACCGCGATGCCGCGCGCCTTGAGGTCTGCAATGGCCGCCAGCACCGACGCATCCGAGGGCGCGCCGCCATAGGCCGGACCGCCATTGTGGCTCGACACCGCCGGCACATCGCCCCGCCCCAGCCCCGCGACGCGCCACGCAGCGCCCTCGACCTGCCGCTCCGCCGCCTCCACACGCGGGCCGATCGCGCATTCCCTACAGCGCAGATCGTCCCCGAACCAAGCCACCACCAGCGCCACGCGCTCAAGGTTGGGGCAGAGCGCCACCAGCTCGTCGATTGAACATGTCCAATCGCTCACCGAGGCCGACACATGGGTGTTCTCGCCCACGCTCCGGCCCGGTCCCGCGATCCGCACCCGCGGCTCCGGGTCATAGCCAAACTCTGTCGCGCCGGGGATCACCGTCACCGCACAGATATCGCGCTCCAGGTCGCCTACCGCCCGGCAAAGCTCCACCGACAGCTGCGGAATGCGATTGCCGAACCGCCCGAGCGGCAATTGCTCCACCACGAGATAACAGAGCCCACGATAGGCCGGCGCCACCCCTTGCGTCGCCTCGATCAAGCCATCGGGCAATTGCCCCTCGTCACCCCGGTAAAACCGCAGCGTCAGCCCCTCGGTATCGAGCAATTGCCCATCGGCCCACACCCGCCCCATGCGGCTGACCGGCCCTTCGCAGAACGCCACGGCGAAGCTCGCGCCGACCTCATCCTCCTCGTTGCCCATTGCCTTGGCGCCCGCGTCCTCTCCGTTGAGCAGTTCCAGCTCGCGCGCCCAGATGATGTTGCCCGCCATCCGGCTCCAGCCATACAGCCGCGGCACCGCTCCGCCCTCGGTCGAGCCCTGCAGCCGGATATCGTTGGCCGGCCGCTGCTCGCCCTGGCCGAACAGCACCCCGTCGATCGCGCTCCCCGCCAGCGCCCCCAGCGCCCGCCCGATCGTCGCCCCGATCGGCCCGCCAACCAGCCCGCCGGCAAATTGCCCAGCCAGCGAAAGTGCCAAAGTGGCCATGAGTTTAATCCTTGTCCCAAACGCTGCACTGCCCTCGGGCTCGACCCGAGGGCCATTCCCAGCGCAGCACAGATTTGGTGTGTTCTGAAAAGAGACCCTCGGATCAGGCCTGAGGGCAGCATTGTGGATGGAGCGGGTAAATCAGGTCGCGTCCGGAAACCGGAACCGTCCCCAAACCCTATCCCGCCACCCATCCGTCAAATTCGCCTCGACCACGCCCAGCCGCTCCTGCGCATGGATGAACCGATCCGCACTGACCATGATCCCGCAATGCTTGGGCTCCACCGTCCGGTTGAGCCGAAACAGTACCACCTGCCCTGCCGCAAACGCCCCTGCCTCCGCCACCAGCAAGCGCTCCGCCGCCTCCCGCAGCGCTCCCGCATTCGTTGGATCGCGCAAATCCGCCCGATACGCCGGCATGGCTTCCGGCTCGGACCCGTAAAGCGCCCGCCAAACGCCGCGCAGCAGCCCAAGGCAGTCGCATCCCACTCCAGCCAACGAAGCCTGGTGCCGATACGGCGTGCCGAGAAAAGCTCGCGCTGCGTCAACCACATTGCTCATTTCACCACCGCCCGCCCATCGAGCACCGCCCCGTTGCGCGGATGGCGCAGCACATAATCGCTGCCCGGAATATGCGGGAAGCCGCGGAAGTTGACGCCATTGCCGAACTTGCTCTTGCAGGTCGCAAACCGCCGGTCGCACCCCGCCGTAACTGTCAGCGTGTCGCCCACCGCCACCCAATCACCCAGCTTCACCGCAAAGCCTAGCACATCGGCATCACCGATCCGCCCATGCGTCATGACGCCGTCGCGCAAGCCCGATCGCCGACCGTCGGTCCAAACCGCTCTGCCAAATGCAAAGCAGTTCTCCGCAAAGCCCTCCAGCCCGCTCACCACGACCCGATACGGATCATCGATCGCCACTACGCTCGCAAAGCCGGTAAATGCCGGGTCATCGAGGTCCACCCGACACCGCACATCGCCCAGCATTGCATCGCACAGCCCCTGGTAAACCCGGCCGCGCGTGGCGTTCAGCCCTTGCTGCGCCGAGCGCAGCTCAGCCCGGAACACCCCGTCCTCGCGCACGATCTCCCCGATTGTATCGGTCCGCAGCAGCAGTCTTTGGCTCACATCTGCCCAGTTCACCCGCCAGGTTTCCACCTGCGCGCCGTCATAGCGGCCCAGCAAAATATCGTCCTCGGTGATCGCCTCGGCATGCAGCACGCCCAGCACTTCGCTGGTCTCCACCTGCGCACCCAGCTTGCCCGGTGCCTCGCCACCATCCAGCCCATGCGCTGGCGAAAACACCGTGCCCGCAAAGCTCAGCGCCGCGTCATGATCGGTAAATCCGAGCACCACCCCATCACTGCGCATGATGCGCCAGCAATTGGACAGCGTCGTCTCCCCCTGCGCCACATGCGCCGCGAACCCCGCCTCCAGCGTTCTCATGGCAAGATCTCCACCAGCGGAATGGACGGCACTTCTGCTCCATCAAAGCTGCTTAGTTCCACGTCGAGCCGGTCAGTATCGAACCGCACCGGCACATCGAACAAGAAACCCGCCGTCACCGCCGCACCCGCCGCCGGCGCCTGGGCAAAGCTCACCCGGCCCGTCCCCACATCCACCGCCCAGCCGCTCGTAAGCTCCACCCCTGCCACCGCAATGCGCACACTCCCAGCCACTGGCCGCGTGATCGGCCGCAGATAAGGGTCGAAGTTCGCGCCATAGCGCTTGGTCAGCTCAAAGCTCGTCCGCACCCCGTCACCGGTCCCTAGCACCTGCTCCAGCGCCGTAGGCACCGCACCGCCGCTCGAAAAATCCAATCCATCCCGCCACAAAAACCCGTGCAGCCGCCCCCGCCTTTCCTCGAAAAACGCGAGTACTGACGCCATGTCCTGGCGCGACTTGACGCCATACCCCGCATTGTAGCGCCGCCGCGAATGCCGCCAGCGCCCATTGCGCTGCTCTCCGCCACCCGCCAACGTCACCACATCGGTCCGCCGCTCCGGCCCACCTCGCGCCCCCAGCGCCACATCGAGCGGAAAGCGAATTGGATGAAAAGCCATGATCTTTGATCCTTTGGTCGCAAAGTTCTCAGTCGGCACCTCCCCCTCCAGGGGGAGGATCAAGGTGGGGGTCGATCAACCACGGTCTCGGGGCATTCACACCCTCACCCCGCCTCCTCCTCAAGGGGAGGAGTGTTCACCCTGGCGCATTGCCGATCTTATAGTTCGCGGCTTTGCCCTCCCTCCCCCTTGAGGGGAGGGTTGGGGAGGGGGTCCTTCGGTGGTCCACTAAACGACCCCCTCCCTCGTTCCCTCCCCTCAAGGGGGAGGGAGGCACAAAACCGATAAGTATGAAGCAGCCGGATGCATCCAAAGTGGACGCTCCCCTGAAAGGAGGAGGTGTCGCTTCGTCGTTGCAGCGCGATGCTGCCTCAACTTCCCCGCGTCCCCCGCTTCACCGCCCTTAGTAACATCGCACTCAATTCAGCCTCGCTCGCCACAAAGCTCCGCGCATCACTCGCGGTAACATTGAACGTCACCTGCACCGCGCCCCCACCACCCGCCACACCAAGCCGCCCATCCGCCCCGCGCCGCAGCGGCATGATCGCCTCGACCCCCGCCTCGCCCATGACGCCCAGACCTTGCCCCAGCGGAAAATAGCTGGGGCTCGCGATCACCCCGCCCTTTGCAAATGGCGTCACGTCCCCAAGCGCCGGATTGCTCCCGGCAAACAGATTGCCCACCAGCCCACCGAGTAAATCGCCAAACGGCTTGATCGCCGCCTTGAGCGCGATATCGGCAAAGCTGCGGGCGATATCGCCCAGCAGCGAGCGGAACGACTTGCCCTCCAGCATCGCCCCGCGAAACGCCATGCTGATCGAGCGCGCCACCCCGTCCGCCAGATCACCGATGCGCTCAAGTTCGGCCGACACATCGCCCAACTCGTCACCAAAACTGTCGGGAAAAAACTCATTGGCCATCGGGATAGCGCTCCATCAAACCGCCCAGCTCACTCCGTCCCAGCGGCCGGCCCTGCTCGCCCATCAGCGCACCCCAGGCCGATGCCAGCTCCCGCGGCGTCAGCGCCCAGAAATCTCGCGCGGGCAGCCGCAACACGCCAAAGCCGAACCGCATCGCTGCTTCCCACGGAAACGCTTTCATGCCGTCTCTCCAAACGTCGCCTTCAGCAGCCGCACCGCAATCTGCGCCGCGCCCTTGAGGCCGCCTTCAATGGTCAGCCGCGCCAGATCATCGTCGCTGATCGCAGTGCCGCCACCGCGCAGCCCAGCCCCGATGATCGCCGTCAGATCCCGCGCCGAAACCCGCCCCCTGGCAAACCGCTCCGCCAGCCCGACCAGATCGCCCGTCTGCAAGCGCTGCTCCAGCTCCGCCAAAGCCCCCAGCGTCAGGCACAACGTGCGCGTCTCCCCATCGATAATTGCGTCGATTTCTCCGCGCTGCGGAATGGCCATTGTCGTCTCCTGTTGTTTGTTTTTGCCGCGGTTGATTGTGTTTGCCGCGATCTCTCATCCCCACTGGCTTTCCCTCGGACTTGATCCGAGGGCCGCTATCAGCATGGTAGATGTGACGAGAGACTCTCGGGTCGAGCCCGAGGAAGGCACCGCTGATTGAGGATAGCGCTTTGAGCTACCTGGCTAAACCACGGTAAAACTAACCTCCCCGGCGCTTTCCAGCGCCAGGTCGAAGGTTACTTCCCCCGCATGGTCTGCCGAAAATTCCAGCGCCACGATCTGGAACGGCCCCTGCACCGTCCCAAAATCCGGCAGGATCAACTGCCAGTTCCGTAACGTGCCCGCAAAGAACAGCTGACGGATAAGTGCATCCGACACACCATCCTTGAACACCCCAGCCCCTGTTACCGAAGCCCGCTTCACCCCGCCGCCCTGCAGCAGTTCCCGCCAGCGCCCGGCGCTTTCCTGGTCCGTGGTGTCCACGCTCGCCGCATTGAACGCCAATGCCCTGGTCCGCAGCCCCGCCACCGTCAAAAAGCTCCCTGACCCAGTCTGGTCGAGCTTGAGCAACATATCCTTCCCGCTCTGTGCGGCCATGCTTGGTTCCTTGTCTGTAAAATCCAGCCCATCCCATCCACGGTGTCATTCCGGCGCAGGCCGGAATCCATCCTGAGATCATTCAACCGATCCGGGGCGTGGAAATATCTCAGGATGGACCCTGGCCTCCGCCAGGGTCACACCCGTGCGGAAGGCCATCACCCCTCACCCATAAACCGCAGCGTCACCGCCGCTTTTGCCAGCCCCGTCTCTCCGTCGATCACGCTATCGGTTCGCACATGCTCCGCATGCGTCACCCCGCTAACCGCTAGCGCCACCGCCACCAGGCGCTCCGCAATCTCCAGCGCCCGCCGCCGGCTCGGCTGATCCGCCCAGCAATGCAGCAGCACGCGATGCTCCTGCACCACAGCCAGATCCCCATCCCGCTGCACAACATCATGCCGCGCGATCACCACATAAGGCGGCGCCACACCCTTTGGCAGTGTATCAAACACCGCCGCGCCAACCATCGACCCCAACGCCGCATCCCCTTTGAGCGCGCCAACCAGCGCCCCCTGCACTCGAATAATCGGATGCATGGCCTAACCCGTCCAATTGGTTTCGCTGCAGGTGCAGCTCAGATACGCCCTGCGCCCGTTAAGGTCCGCTGCGCTCACCACATCGAGATTACGCCCCCGATAAACAATCCGATCGCCGGGCGACACATCATGGCGAAACCGCAGCACCACCGAATGACTCACCGTCACCGCGCGGCCATCGGCGTTGACGTCCTGTCGACCTTGGAGTGATCGCACTCGTGCCCAAAGACTCGTCACCGGCACGAACAGCGTCATCTGCCCGCCCTCGGGCTCCCCCGCCATTTCCCGGCGCCGCAGCTGCACCCGATCTGTCAGCGTGCCGATCGGTGGCACACGGTCGTTCACAGCCGCACCCGCTTGTACGAGGCCACCAGTCGGTCGAACCCGGATGGCACCACCGAGCCCGACCCGGCAATAATCACGGCATCCCGATGCTCGAACCAATATGCCACCAACACCAGCAGGGCCTGGCGAATATCCGCCGGTACATCCCCCGGCTCCGTCCCGAACCCCGCCACATAGTCGATCTCAATCCCCTGCCGCTCCCGCAGCACCGGCATGCCCACGACACTGCCCGGCAACACCAACCGGTCCGGCTCGCGCAAGAACTGCGCCAGTGGCACCTCGTGCCCCACCCCGTCGTCGTCATAAGCCGTGATCTGCGTGACGCTCCGGAACGGCGTAACCGGCAGCTTCACGTGGCCATTGGAGGGCCACTGGTCGAGCACCACCCGCCAGCTTTGCGCCAGCAGCGCCCTGCTAGTCACGCCCTCGATATGCAGCCGCGCCGCCCCAATCAGCGTTGTGATCAAGCCATCCTCGGCCCCGTCATCGACCTTGAGAAACCCCTTCGCCTCGGCAAGCGAAACCGGCTCCTCCGCGGGCCCCGCGAGAAGGTAAGAAATCATGTTTTTGCCTTGTTGGTTTTGATGCGCAAAAGCCCGCACCACCCACGATGTCATCCCGGCGCAGGCCGGGATCCATCCCGAGATCGTCGTCTTGCCGCGAGGTGGATCGCTCGAACCACCTCAGGATGACCCCCGGCTCGCGCCGGGGTGACACCGCTAATTTGGAGAGTTAGGAAACGGCGAACTTCAGGAGCTTGATTGCGTCAAAATCCGCAATGCCGCCGCCCACACGCTTGGTTGTATAAAACAGCACATAGGGCTTGCTGCTGAACGGATCGCGTAGGATGCTCACCCCCTGGCGGTCCACGATCAAATATCCGCGCCTAAAATCACCAAAGGCAATGGATAGCGAGTTCGCCCCGATATTCGGCATGTCCTCCGCCTCAACGAGATCAAAACCCATGAACCGCGCCCGACCATCCGCCGCAGCCGCCGGTTGCCACAGATAATTGCCATCCGCGTCCTTGAGCTTGCGCAGCGTGCCCTGCACCTTGCGGTTCATCACCCAACTCGCGTTCTGCCGGTACCCAGCCTTGAGCGAATACACCAAGTCGATCAGCACATCGCTGGCATTGCTCACCGGCAGCGCCCCGGCCGCACCCGTCGCGATATAGCCAAGGTTTCCCCAGCTCCAGCTCGCCTCGGCCACAGTCGTTGCGCTCAAAAACCCCTTGGGCTTGTTTACCCCATCGCCGGTCACGAACGCCGTGGTCTCCTGTGCCGCAAAGGCCGCGTTCACCTCGTCGGCGATCCACTGCCCCACATCCACCGCCGCATCGTCCAAAAACGACGCCGTTGCCGCCGGCATGGCATAGAGCTCCATGGTCGGATAGCTCAGTTCCGCCAGCGTTTGCGATGCCGTAGTCGGCCGCGCCGCCGTTTCGCCCACCCAGCCCACGGCCGGTCCGCTCACCGAAATCGGCCGCTTATAGACCGATCCCGACACGCGCCGCACGCCGGCAATAGCGCGGATCGGCGACACCGCCGTCATCAGCCGCGTGATCTCCGTCTCGGTCTCAGCCGGCACCACATAGCCCCCGTCGGCCCCAACGCCCACGGACAGCGCCTTTTCCTCGCCACGCTTCACATAGCCGGTGAACGCGTCCTTATACTCGCCTTCGGCCTGCACGGCCTTGCCGTCCAGCTGCGGACGGGCGCGCTCCACCATGGCGCGGTCCATCGCCGCCTTCTGCCCATCGAGCACGGCATTGAGCCGGTCGAGCTTGCCTTCTAGTAGGCCATCGGCGCTTCCGCGCTTCTCAAGTTCAGCCAGGCGCTGGTCATTGGTTGCCTTGAACTCCTCAAAGGCACCCGAAAATTCTGCAAAGAGCGCGGCAATATCGCTCCCCGCGCCGGCCTTGGTCTCCAGGCTGTCACCATCAATAGTCATCTGTTTTTGTCCTCTAGCTTGTGCGGATCGTATGTGTGGCAGCCGCAATGGCGGCGCCGGTCGAAGGGGTGGAAGGCGCGATCCGCGCGTCCTCCATCATCGGAAAAGTGACAATCGAAATCTCGAACAGCTCGATCTGCCAAAGCTTGCGGCTTGAGCCCTCACGCGTCGCCCGCATCGTGCGGAAGCCGATCGACAACCCATCCAGCGCGCCATTTTCGATCAGCCGCTTGAGCGCATCGGCACGCGGCACGCCACCCACCAGCTTTCCCTGGACGAATAACCCGTGGCTGTCCTCCCCAAGACTTTCCCAGATGCCAACCGGCTCCTTGGGATCGTGCTGGAACAGCAGGCGCACCCGGCCCCGGCGCTGGCGCAGGCTCCGTTCGAACGCGCCCGGCATGACGATATCGCCTCCTGCATCAAGGCGGTTGAACACGCTGGCATAGCCCGAGAACCGCCCATCGGCATCGATGGGAATACCTGCCATCAGCGCTTGCCCGCAGGCCGCGCCAGCGGCCGCCTGCCCGCCTTGGCGCCGGCCAATGTTCCAGCCAAGTTCCAGGCAAATTGCCGGAATGTCTGCTGCGCAGTTTCCCGGCTGGTCTTGTCGGCCATGCTCTTAGTCCCCCTTCTTGAACAATTGATTCAACGTGGCGATCTCGCGCACGAAGTCGTTGAAGTGCTGGTTGACCTTGGTCAGCTCGCGCAGGCTCCACACCAGCAACGTGCTCGACCCGCTCGCCCACAAAAACAGCGCCAAATGCGCTAGATCGCCCCGTGTGATAACGGATTTGGTCAGTTCATCCATGTTCCTAATCCTTGCTGCAGGTGCGGCAATGTTGCCGCGCCTGAAACCATGTAAACTGGGCAGGATTGGAGAGGTCCCATGCCCACCGTCCTGCGCCTTGACGGCTATCGGTTCTTTTTCTTCAGCCGGGAAAATGACGAGCCGCCGCACATCCACATTGAATTCGGTGACAAGCTCGCCAAGTATTGGCTTGAGCCGGTAGAACTGGCATCATCGCATCGCGTCCGTTCCCATGAACTGGGCGCCGTCCGGCGATTGGTTGTTGCGCATCGAGACGAATTTCTGAGGGCATGGCATGAGCACTTTGACGCTTAGGACCGAACCGCTGGCCATTGACGTCGCCGTCAACGCAACGGTTTTGCACATCACCCTCGACGATGGCCGGGAGCTATCGGTACCGGTTGAGTGGTTTCCCCGCCTGCGCGATGCCGCCGACGCCGACCGCGCCAACTGGCGCCTGATCGGTCGCGGTGAAGGCATCCACTGGCCTGACCTCGACGAAGACATTTCCGTGCGGGGCCTTCTTGCTGGCCACCGACAAACACGGGCAGCCTAAACCCCCAGCATCGCCCGCTTCTCCGCATCGCTTAAAAACTCGGCGCCACCCACCCGCGCCCACAGCGCCGCACGGTCCTCCGCCAGCGCCTCGACGCCATCGAAATCCGGCGTCAACACGGCCCCGCCAAATGCCGGCGCCAACCAATTGCTGAGCTCCTCTGCCACCCGCACCACGAGAGGGATCAGCGTGTGCCGCCACAGCGCCCGGTTGGCTTCGGCCAGGTTGGCGTAGGTGTTATCGCCCGGTATCCCGAGCAGCATTGGCGGCACGCCGAAGGCCAGCGCAATGTCTCGCGCCGCTGCGTTTTTCGCCTCGATGAAATCCATGTCGCGCGGCGACAGCGCTATCGTCTTCCAATCGAGCCCGCCCTCCAACAGCATTGGCCGCCCGGCATTTGCAGCGCCGGAAAAATTCTGCTCCAGCTCCGCCTTGAGCCGCTCGAATTGGTCCCCGGTCAGGTTCTGCCCGCCCATGGAATAGACCAGCGCCCCGGATGGCCGCGCCGCATTGTCGAGCAACGCCTTGTTCCACTGCGCTGCGGCATTGTGGATATCGAGGCTCGTCGCTGCCGCCTCTAGCGGCGCCATACCGTAATGGTCGTCCAGGGGATGAAACAGCGCCAGGTGCAACACATTGGGCACCGGCTCGGTATCCTGCCGCAGCCGCACCGTCCGGCCACCCGCCGTATAATCATACCCCATCGGCCAGCCATCGCTGCCTGCCACCACCGCCATGCGGTCCGGCCTCAGGGCAAACAGCCCCTTTACCTCCCCGTCGATCATCCCCGCCTGCAGATAAGCGTTCCCCGCTGTCTGCAGGTAAGCATAGACCCCTTCCAGCAATTCCCCGCCCGATTGCCGCCCATTGGGCCGCGCCAGCAGGAGCGCCAGCGGATGATCGTTGAGCTTGCGCCCGCCTTCGCTCACCACCAGCGGCACCCGATTGGCCGTTTCAGCGATCAGTCGCACGCAGCGATACACCACTGGATTGCGCGCAAAGCCCTGGTTCGCCAGGCTTGCAAACCCCCGATTGCTCCAGTTCGCCGCTCCCAATTGGCTCAGGCTCAGCAAGGTCTGAGCGCCATAAGCCTTGCTTTCGGCAGGCGTGTTCGTGTCCCCGCCTAAAAGGCGGTTGATCCAGTTGGGCATGTTCTTGGTTCCTCTTAGATCACCAGCTTGCGCACGGACTCACCCATGCACAGCGCCGCTTTGCGTGAGCAGCCTAAAGCCCCCGCACCCGTGGTCGCTTATCGTTCAACACCAGTTCTGTCACCGCCCAAACCAGCGCATCTACCCGGTCCGGCGAGTGCCCCTCGCTCTTGCCATCAGGCCCAAAGGCGCACATTTCATCTTCCAGCGCCGTCAGCCCCTCCGCATGGCTGACCAGCCCGCGCCCATAGAGCGCTGCAACCGGCTCGGCCCGCAGCCATTTGCCCCGCGATGCCCGCACCTCGCGCACCGGCACTTGCCCGTCGATCTGCGTAATTACCGAGCGCACCAGATCGCCGCCCTGATTTACCTCCACTACGATCGAGTCGGCGCCATGGACATGAAAAGCCGCCACCGCGCGTCGCGCCCACGCCAAGGGCGCTGCTGGCTTAAGCGTGCAATCCTCCAGCACCACAACCCGCTCGCCCTGCCGCCCCGCGACGATCATTCCGCACGCATCCGAGCGCGCCGTCCCCGTCACCGGCGGATCGACCGCCACCACGATGCGCTCCAGCGCACCGCCTTCGAAGCTCTTGAACATACCCCGCTGCCAGAGGGCGCCGGGCAGATCCTCAATCAACTCGCCATCCAGTTCCTGCCGCCCCAGCACCGAGCCGCGATACCGCGCCACCACGGCCTGCAGGAAGGTCGGCGCCAATTGCGCCTGGTTTTCCTCGGTGCGCATGCGCGTCACCACGGCATGCGGGTCACTGAGCAGACGCTTGATCAGCCGCGTCGGCTTCGGTGTCGTCGTAGCCAATTGCCGGGGCTGGTCGCCCAGACGCAAGCCGAATTGCAATTGGTCCCAAGCCTCTTCGCTTCGCGGCCATTTGGCGACTTCATCACACCAAGCCGCAGCAAATTGGGGACCGCGAAAACGGTCCGGATCGGAGGCCGACAAGATCATGGCCTCAACTCCGTTTGGCCAGCGCAGCATATTGCCCCGCAGGACAGGACGCTCTTCTTCGGCATGAACATTGAGAATGCCGCTTTCCCCGCGCACCATGATCGAGATGGCCTCGGTCATTGTTTCGCCCACCAGAGCTATGGGCCCGATGCGCCGCGCCGCTAACGCCCGCACCCATTCAGCGCCCGCACGGGTCTTGCCGGAGCCGCGCCCGCCCATCAGCAGCCACGTTACCCAATCTCCCGGCGGTGGCATTTGCTTTGGCAGCGCCCAGCGGCTCCAGTCGTAGTACATCTCGGCGACCTCATCGAGCGTCTTGCGCTTGATGTCGCCGAACTGGTCAACGGTTTCGGAACTGTTCAATGCGCTTGGCCAGCTTGTTGCGGAGGTCCTCTTCATCCTTCTTGCTGGCGGGCTCGGCGTTGGGTCGGGCAGCACCCATTTCGATCAGCTTTTCCAGTCTTTTCACCTGCGTGCTCAGCACATTGGCCTGCTTGTCGATTGGTTCGTCCATTGCCATCTTCAGCCGTTTTATTTGTTTGTCGAGCACCTTGAGCATGCGTGCCACTAGGTCGTCGTGCCGCACAATGCGAGCGCGGGCACTCAGCCAACCCTCTACTTCACGACGGTAGCGTAGCTGCGCCAAGGTAATCCCGTGCCGCTTGCAGATTACCGCAGGCACGAACTGCCGCCCCTCGTACTCGGCGCGTACGTCATCCCAGCGAACCGGAGTTTCGCCTGCTGTCTCCATCCAATGACTCACTTGTGAATCGATCTTAACTATTTTGCGGAACGGCTTGGAATCCCGCCGGATTCGTCTTTGCGGAGTCGAAACCCCGGAGCAGACGATGTCCGCCGCAATCCGCCATATCCACTACAAGCCAGCCGACGAGGAACTCTCGATCTGGTTCGGTCCCGAAGGCCGCCGCTACAAATATTTCAGCGTGCCCGAATTCATCTATGAAGGCCTGCGCGACGCTGAATCCCGCGGCCGGTTTTTCAATCAGTTCATCAGGGGGCGCTTCGAAAGCCGCCTGGCCGATCCTTCCGAGCGCAAGAACCGCCGCTGGCAAGCCATTCGCAACGCTTCCTGA